GGCATTCTCAGGTGGCCGCCGCGCCTTTGTTATGCTCACTATTTTATAGCATCCTTAAAGACTATGCAAGGGAAAAAGAAAATATTTACCGTATCTTGACAATATTTTTTATTATCCTGTATATTCATAGCATGAAAGGAGGGCGGCATGGAGTTCTTACAGCTCTTTGGTGAGCGCGTCCGGCGTGCCCGGATGCGGTTAGGCTTATCACAGACCGAATGTGCCCGGTTGGCCCAGATGCCGATTGCCGTGCTCAGTCGTATTGAGCATGGCCGTCAATCCATCTATCTGGATCGTTTAGTGGCACTGCTGCGGACGCTCAATGTCAGCCCGGAATATCTCTTAGGATTCCGCGACGATCCCACACCATTACCTCCACAGAAGGAGACGACCCCATGACCCCGTCCTACGACCCGCAACTCTCCGCCCTGGCCCTGCTCGGCCTCGGCCTGGCCCTGTACTTCGTGCCCTGGATCGTGGCCCTCAGCCGCGACCATCACCAGCGTCTCGCCATCGGCATCCTCAACCTGGTGGCTGGCTGGAGTGTGGTTGGTTGGATTGTCGCCCTGGTGTGGGCCTGCACGGTGGTGCGCCAGGCCGCTCCACCGGCGCCCCGCGCCTCCGCCCCACCGCGGAGCCCAGGCACCACAGCACCCAGGCCGCGGCCACGCTTCCCGGTGGCCCTGGAAGACGAACTCGCCCTCCACGCGCTGCGGAGCCGGTCGCTGGACGAACGCTAAGGAGACCACCCCATGGCTGACGACCCCTTCGACCGCCTGACCCTCCTCGAGCGCGCCCAGCTCTTGCATGATGCGACGCTGCGCCGCCACAGGGAGGCCCTCGACCAGCATGCCGAGCAGATGGCCCGCCTGGCGGTGGTGCTCGAACGCCAGCAGCAGATGGAGCAAGAGGTGCTGGCACTGCACGCCAAAATGGACGCGCGCCAGGATGATCTCGCGACCCACCAGCGCGACCACGCCGCGCACATGGCCGCGCTGGATGCCCTGGCCGCCGATCATACCGAGCGCCTGGCCCGGCTCGATGCCATCCTGGCCGCCGTACTCGATCTGCTGCGGCGCGGGCGCAACGGGAGCTGAGACGTGCGGCTGCCTTGCCTTCTTGCTTTCTGCTGTGGTATACTGTACATGTATATATATATATTCTCTCTCTCTCAGAGAGTAGTCTATTCTATTCTCTTGATATACTTGCGTTTATCCGCTTTCTGAGGAGCCCGCTATGCCCATTCTTGGCACCGAAGCCCTCCAGCTGGCCACGTCCCAGGACGCCGCCATCCTCGCTCATGCCGCGCAGGATGGCGTCTGCATCTGTACCAAAGACGCCATGGACGTGATTGCCCCCGGCGTGCCCGCGGTATACGATACCGAAATCGAAGGCACGCCGATCCGCTGTGCGCTGCCCGGCGCCATCGCCGGCCGCACCGTGCAGTAAGCCGCAAAGGACAGCACACATGGCTGACGTGGGCGCGGCCTTGTTCCGAGAAATCCCAAACCCCAAAAAGCGCAAACTCCTGGCGCGTATTGCCCACACCGGGCGCCTCACCGTCCGTGGCCAAAAAGACGACTGGTCGGATCATTACCGCTGGCTCAAAGCCGACCCGGCGTATGCCGCCGCCTATAAGCTCGCCCGTGCAATCGCCGGCGATATGCTTGAAGCCGAAGCCTACCGCCGTGCGTTCGCTGGTTCTGATACCCTGATCATCTTTCTGCTGAAGGCGCACAAGCCTGAGCTCTACCGCGAGCGCTTAGAGCAGACGGGGAAAGATGGGGGACCGATTACGATTCAGGTCGTCTACGATTCCTCTTCTGCCGGCGGCGCGTCGCCATCTCCTCATGATGCTGAGTAATATGCTCGCCTTGAGATACGCACAACTCAAGATTTTCTATGCAGTTATTGCCGGGGTTCTGATCGCGATGGTGGACGACTTCTTCAGGCAACAGATAGCGCCCCAGGTGTTGCTCCATGACCAACCGATGTTCAAGCAGATATTTCGTGCGCGTTTTTTTCTTTCCCGTGCTGATGGCATACGGGTGCCCTTGGGGCGCCAGCACCAGGATATAGCCATCTTTGCGGACCTTGCGGCCCCCTTTCCAGGCTGGGTGGCGCTCTCCTGTGCGTCCATACATCGGATTGGCTGCGCCAGAGAGTCCTTTGCCATACATGGGATTCTTGGCGCCTGAGAGGTCGCGGTGGTAGGATGGGTTCCGAGAGGTGAGATTGCGTGCGGTGATGCTACAACTGATGGAACAGTATTGTTGTCGTCGGCTCGTATAGGTCGTGAACGTGGTCCCACATTGGAGGCAGGTGCTCTCGATCCTGGTCGACTGGTCCCAGACGACTTTACATGCCCACGAGCAAAATCGACGGGTGACTTGCGACGCTTTGACGTCGAACGAGATGTGACAGACTTCACAGACGACCGTACGTCGGCGTGAGGGATACGGCATACATGTCTCCCAGCAATGGTAATGTGACGCTTCCTGGTAGGAGTATAGCTCAGCCATCGTGTCGGGTCACGCTCAAAGAACCCCACGGACAACAGCGCCGTTTTCTGTATAGTCCGGCGCGGCATCGGCTGATTAAGTCCGGCAGACGCAGTGGAAAAACCTGCGGCTTAGCGATTGCCTCTGTCGAGGCGTTCCTCGCCGGCCAGCGGGTGCTCTACGGCGCTCCGACCATGACGCAACTCGATCGCTGGTGGTTTGAAGTGTGTACCGCACTGGCTGATCTGGTCCAGCGTGGGTATATCAAAAAGAACGAGACGGAGCATCGCTTGGAGTTTCTCGGGACGGAACAGGCGATACGCGGCAAAACCTGCTGGGCACCCGATCACTTGCGCGGCGATTTTTGTCACTTACTCATCTTGGACGAACTCCAGATGATCCATGAAGATACGCTGGGGGTTGTGGGCATGCCGATGTTACTCGATCGTGGAGGTCGCTTTATTGGCGCGTTTACGCCGCCCTCCTTGCGTTCACTCAGGCATACGAAAGCGCAAGATCCGCGTCATGCCTCCAAACTGTTCGCGGCGGTCCAGGCCGATACCACCGGGCGCTGGGCGACGTTTCATTTCACCAGCCACGACAATCCGTATCTCTCGCGCACCGCGCTCGATGAGATCACCCAGGATATGACGCGCCTGGCCTACCAGAGTGAAATCCTGGCCCTCGACAGTGTCGAAATCCCCGGTGCCCTGTGGACCCAGGCCCTGTTGGACCAGACCCGCGTGCGCCCCGACGCCGTCCCCGAGCTCGCCCGCGTGGTCGTGGCGCTCGATCCGGCCTCCACCTCGGGCGCCACGGCAGATGAAATGGGGCTCCTCGTCGTGGGGAAAGGCGTGGATAGCCATGGTTACACGCTGCGGGATGCGTCGCTGCGGGGTACGCCCGAAGCGTGTGCACGCCAAGCGCTGCGGGTGTATGATGAACTCCAGGCGGATCTGCTCGTGGGCGAGGTGAACAACGGCGGTGAATGGATTGGCACCACCATCGCCCTGGTGGCCAAAGATATGCACGTTCGTGGGGAACGTGGCACCGCCCAGGTGAACTACAAGCAGGTGCATGCCAGCCGGGGCAAGCAGACCCGCGCCGAGCCGGTCAGCGCCCTGTTTGAGCGCCAGCGGGCCCATCTGGTCGGCGTGTGGCCTGAACTCGAAGAGCAGCTGGTGACCTGGGTCCCCGGCATGGCGTCGCCGGACCGGCTCGACGCCCTGACCTGGGCATATACTGAATTGTTCCTGGAGCCGGAGCCCAAACGTATCCGGGCCTGGGGGAGATGAGCATGGCATCGATATCCTGGCAGGGGCGCGTCTATGCCCTCGGCGATGGCCCCGCCACACCGCTGGAACTCACGGGCTCCGGGATTGCCCCGGCCACGCCAGCGGGGTGGGGGACGATCCCAGCGCCCTTTGGCGTGGGTCCGGAGTACTGTCGCGCCTATCGCTCCCTGCGCGGTATGCTGGTCCTCCTGTCCGCGAGCATCGAGGCGGATCGCCGCCGCTGGCTGCATGTCAGTGTGTCCCACCGCAACGGGCGTCTGCCGACCTGGCGCGAGATGTGCGAGGTGAAAGACCTCTTTTGTGGGCCAGCACGGACCGCCTACCAAGTGCATCCGCCCCAGGAGAAGCATGTGTCGATCCATCCCGGCGTGCTCCATCTCTTCTGTCCCCTCGATGGCGCGGTGACGCCGGATTTTACGCGCGGCGGTGAGACGATCTAGGAGACCATGGATGGCTTCCACTGACGGCACCACGAACGGCCACAGCACTGCCCGCTGGGGCCTGCGCGCCATGTCGGCCCTCATGGACCGCCTGGGCCTGGGCGCCTATCGCCTGGGCACCATGTACAGCGGCAAGCGCCTCATGGACGACGTGCTTGGCTACAAGCGGACGCTCACCTACCGCGATTTTAAGGCCGCCTACGTGCGCCAGGATTTAGCCCAGCGCTTGATGAAAGTCTACCCGGAGGCGTGTTGGGCCTATCCGCCGGCGATCGAGGAAGACAACGAGGACGCCACCCAGACGCCGTTCGAAGCCGCCTGGGCGACCTTAGCCGAGCGCCTGCAGATCTTCGCCACGCTCCAGCGCACGGATCTGCTGGCCAATCTGGGGCGCTTTAGTGTGCTGCTCCTCGGCCTCGCGAACCAGTCGCCGGATCTCAGTCAGCCGGCGACGCCGGTGCGGGGGCCGCAGGACGTGCTCTACCTGGAGCCCTACAGCGAAGAATGGGCCATGGTGACGCAGCTGGAAGCCAATCCGGCGTTACCCACCTTCGGCAAGCCGCTGTACTATCAGATTAACCTGGCCCGGGGCGGCGATCTGCTGGCCCTCTACAGCGGCCCCACGGTGAGTCTGCCGGCCGGCCAGGTCCGCGTCCACGCCAGTCGCGTCATCCATATGGCGGCGGACGATCTCCTCGACGATGAGATCTATGGCGTGCCCTGGCTGGAGCCCCTGTACGACCGCCTGCAAGACCTCTATAAAGTCGTGGGCGGCAGTGCGGAGCAGCTGTGGCGCGATGCGAAGCGCCGCATCGCCCTGGAAACGCAGCCCGACTTTGCCGGCAATCCGGGCACCGAGGCGACGATCCAGGATCAAGTCGACGAATTTATGCACAACCTCCGGGACTGGATCGGCGTCGAGGGGGTGAACGTCAAGGAACTGGGCGGTCAGGCGCAGGACCCCAGCCGCCACTTTGAGATGCTGGTGGACATCATCTGCGCCACGCGCCGCATCCCCAAGCGCATCTTTCTGGGCTCGGAGCGTGGCAGCCTCGCCAGTGCGCAAGACGAGCGCAACTGGAAAGAGTCCGTCGGCGGCCGGCAGCAGACCGTCTGCGAACCGCGGCGGCTGCGGCCGCTGATTGACCGGCTCATTGCGTTGCAGGCGGTGCCCACGCCCGCGCAACCCTACCGCGTCAATTGGGGCAACTTGCTGGCCCTCTCGGAGACGGATAGGGCCGTCGTGGCGAAAGATTACGCCACGGCCCTGCAGATGTACGCAGGGCCTGGAATGGGCACGGCTGTTGTGCCGCCTGAGGAATTCCGCGAGCAGTGGCTAGGTCTGCCCGCGGTGCCTGCGACCCAGACACTTATTCCGCACCCTGGGTCTGAGGAGTTATAGCCGATCGCATACGTGCAAGAGTGAACAAGAGAGGTTGGACAGGAATCAAAGGTGGGCCAGTCCATTTTTTGCTATTGCAGGACTGACATGCAGGAATGACATTCGTCACCGTATGGGCTCCACCTTGTGACAAAGGTGTGATGTGGTCTTGAGTTAATCTTTGCATTTGGCGCTGGCAATAGGCACAGCGAAAATTGAAGGCTTGCTGAATTTCTCGCCATTGCGCAGCCGTCAGATCGTTAATGGGTGCATGGGCTTTGCGGGCGCGCTTGCGGCGGCCAGCGGCGCGCTCGGTCTCAGGATGGTTGAGCCGATGGCGACGGGCCAATATTTTTGCTTGTTCTGGATGCTCCGCTCGCCACGTGCGCGCTGCACGTCGGTAGGCTTCGGGATTTGCGGCATACTTGGCTCTGGCCTGTGCATTTCTGTGCTCCCGGTGTTGCAGGCGAGCGGCACGTGCTTGCATGCGTGCTTTTTCAATGTTCAGGGCACGTCGCTTGTTTTGGAGAGCATTAATACGATCTCGATTTTTCTGACGCCGTAGACGTGCTGACACACGATATTTGTCCGGATTGGTTCGCCGATCGGCGCGCCTCTGTGTCTGAACTATGCTTGCCCGTTTGGCATAGCTCCGACGCTGATTTGTTCGCACCCGGTCACTCTGCTGCATGCGATAGGTTCGTTGATCGAGAGCCGAACACTCTCGGCATCGTGAAGTAAGGTGAGTTAATTTGCGATAGAAATACGCTGGCGTGGCTGGGAAGGTTTGCTTGCACTTCGAACAGGTTTTCTCGACAATCGTCTCAGACATGCTGTCCTCCTCACAGGGCAGTGTGTTTAGGGATGGAAACGCAGTGACGTGCGCTTCCATCCCGTCAGTATAGCATATAGGACGAAATAAAGCATGTGTTTTGTGAGACTGGGCCTGCCGGACGTGCCGGACACGCCCATGGTCGATATGACGCCGTGACCGCAGGAGACGTGACATGATTGATGGAGAAGACCCCGGCGATTGGCGACGCGGTATCGAGCAGAGTCGCCTCTTTGTGGCGCTGATTTCCTCCCATTATCTGCGCGATGCTACCTGTCTGGCCCAGGCCGCGTATGCGAAGCAGCTGCACAAGCCCTTTCGGCTGTTGCTGTTGCCTCAGACCCAGGTCCCGGACGCCTTCCTGCTCGGCATCCAGGATCTGCAGGTCGCCGTGTGGGTCTCCGCGGAGCAGGCCAGCGCGCAAATACGCGCCTGGGTGGAGGACTTCCAGGAGACCTGAGCGTCTCCTGCTCCGCAGGAGCAGACCCATGCCACTGACACTCACCGTGACGCATCGGCCCCGCCTGCGCCTCCACCAGGAGACCCGCGAGTCCTGGCAGGTGCTGCATGGCGAAGCCCGCGACCTGGAGCGGCAACTGGAGACGCTGTGGCTCAGTGCCTTCCTCGACTTCCGCGGCGCCCTGGACGCCTCGACGCTGGCCCTGGCGCTGCAGCACGGGGCGCTGCCCACCGAGCACGCGCTGTGGTCCGCC